TATACATTTATCAAAGCTGAGCAAGATATGATGGCTCGGATAGATTCGCAGTACAAAGAAGCTCTTGCATTGTTTAAACAGCTTGGTGATGGTAAAGACCGCCGCGATACTTATCGTGACGTACAGGTACGTTACCCTGTGAGGTAGTATGGCAATCTTCCAAACCATGTGTACAAGTTTTAAGGCTGAAGTTGCCCAAGGACTGCATAACTTTACGACGGGGACGGGTGATGTCTTTTATCTCGCGTTATACCTACCCTCCGCAGACTTGGGAGCAGATACCACTGTTTACACAACGTCGGGTGAATCCAGTGGAACCAATTACACCGCTGGTGGGATTGCACTTACAAACATCACGCCAACAACCTCCGGCACCACGGGGTATTGGTCGTTTCAAAACGTCACTTTTTCAAACGTATCTCTTACATGCGCTGGGGCGTTGATCTACAATTCTACTAACGGCAATCGGGCTGTTTGCGTGTTAAATTTTGGCACGACACTTGTAAAAGCTAGTCAGGATTTAGTGATTACTTTCCCAACTGCGGGTTCAACAGACGCTGTATTAAGGATTTCTTAATGGATTGGGGATTAATCAACAACTATGAAGACGCGCAATGGGGCGAAGTTGATAATCACCAAGAAGCTGGGTGGGGGGAAGTTGATAATTACCAAGAAGCTGGGTGGAGCTTAATTATTACGCAATGAGGTGAATTATGGCTTATATCCCAACAACATTACTTTCTCTTCCAATTATAACAACTGGATCAGAGTCTGGTTCATGGGGAAACGTTACTAATAACGGGTTAACTCAGTATCTTGATATTGCTATAGCTGGGTCGTTGTCTTTGACAACAGATGCCGATGTTAATTTAAGTAATACTGCGGGAACAGATACCGTAACTAATATTGGTTCTACCACTGCACAGTACATGGTGCTTAACTGTACTGGATCACGAACTGTTACTCGGAACATAAACGCCCCGAAACAAAGTAAGTTGTATGTTGTTATTAATGCAACAACTGGTAGCCAAAGTGTTGTTTTGCGCGGGGGGCCGACTGCACCAACAACAGGTGTGACGATTGCAAACGGAACTACAGCACTATGCGCTTGGAATGGGTCAGATTACGTTTTAATTGGGGCTTCTGGTAACGTCACCGCCGCTGGCAATAACGCCTTCACAGGCGCAAACACTTTCTATAACGCCACAGGACAGGCGTTTGCTCCGGCAACAACAAACGATGGGATTATTCTTCAAGGCAGGGCTGGAGGATCATCTTCGTATCGCGTGACATTTGCCACTGCAACACTTAGCGCCAATAGAACGCTTACTTTCCCTGATGCTACAGACACTGCTGCTGTTCTTGGTACGGCACAAACCTTCACCGCAGCCCAAACCTTCCGTGCTGCCAATGCGATTAGATCTGAAGCAGCATCTACACAAGATGCGGTGATTATCGCTGGTCGTGCGGGAGGGACAAGTTCTTACGCAATTACTTTAACACCTGCAACTCTTTCGGCAAGCAGAACACTGACGCTGCCAGAGCCTGGAGAAAATGTAACACTTGGCTATTTAAATGTCCCGCAAAATGTCCAAACAGGAGACTACACGTTAGTCCTTGCTGACTCTGGCAAACACATCTATCGTGGTTCTGGATCTTCCGCCACCTGGACGATTCCTGCTAATAGTAGCGTTGCTTATCCAGTGGGAACCGCGCTGACATTTATTAACCTGTCTGCAACCAGTGTCAGCATTGCGATCACATCAGACACAATGTATCTATCTTCTGCGGGTACAACAGGAACTAGAACTTTGGCTCAGTATGGATCTGCCACTGCCGTAAAAATAACTTCAACATCTTGGATCATCTCAGGGAGCGGTCTGACATGACAGGAGTAACACAAGCCGTATTTATGAATCAGAGGTCGTTTGGGCTTCAACCGGGTAGCCAGTCTTATACTTCTGGCGGAACGTACACTTGGGTTGCCCCACCTTTGGTGACTTCGGTTTCAGTTGTTGTTGTTGGCGGCGGTGGCGGCGGTGGCGGCGCAGGATATAACTCCTGTAGTGCAAACCAAACTGGCGGCGGCGGTGGTGGTGGTAACTTACGATATGTAAATAATATTTCAGTTACTCCCGGAAATTCTTATACAGTTGTTGTTGGCGCTGGCGGTTCCCAAGGAAGCAATGGAAGTTATCCAAGTCCGCTAAACGGAACTAATGGAACTAGTGGCGGCGCAAGTTATTTTAATTCTACAGCGACGGTTTCCGCCACTGGTGGTCGTTATGGAGGGTATGGCGGAAGCAGTGGTGGTGGTTCCGGCGGCCCCGGTGGTGGTGGTTCCGGCACAAATACTGGGTCTGGAGGTAATGGTGGAGATGGTGGTTATGTAAATAGCCCTACTGGTAATTTTTACTGTAACGCGGGCGGCGGCGGTGCGGGTGGTTACGCTGGTAACGGCGGATATGGCGCACGAGGCTCTGGCGGTAGTAACTGTACTCCAGCCCAAGCAGGTTCGGGCGGTGGTGGTGGTGGAGGAGCGCGTAGACCCAGCACCACTTCAGGTGGCGGCGGAGGCGGCGGTGTTGGTATCTATGGTCAAGGTTCTAATGGATATGCGGGGGATTATTGTTCTCCTTCTGGCGGCGGCGGAGGCTCTGGTGGGTCAAATGGTGGTGATGGTGGTACATATTCCAGCGGTTCTGGCGGCGCGTATGGCGGCGGTGGGGCGTCTTCTGGGCGATGTGGCGGCGGCGCTCCGGGCGCCAGCGGTGCTGTACGTATCATTTGGCCCGGAAATACTCGATCTTTCCCTTCAACTTGTGCTGGGTCGCCATAAATGAATCTTTACATCCAAATTGAAAACGACCAGACGGTCAACCATCCGGCGTTTGAAGACAACCTGCTTCAAGCTTTTGGCGGGATTCCCTCAAACTGGGAGCCATTTACCCGTGTCGAGCGTCCTGTACCCGGCGTTTATGAAGTGCTGGAGTCTGATATGCCGACCTATCAAAAGGTTGACGGTGTCTGGACTGACGTGTGGTCGGTGCGCGAACTGACTGTGGAAGAAAAAGCAGCCAAGCAACAAGCAGTAATTGCCGACTTCAATGCTCGTGAGCAAGCAGAAAACTGGTCCGCTTGGACGCTGGACGAGGTCACCTGCACCATGCAACCCCCAATTCCACGCCCTGCGCCGGATCAAGAAAAGCTAAAGCAGCGCATTCTTACTGTTTGGTGCGGTGCTGACAATAATTGGAAAGACACCCCTGTGCGCCCGGAAGGTAACTATAAGTTTGACTTTTTTGCTTGGCAGTGGGTTGAGGTTACGGTATGAAAAAAGCCAAGAAGGTTTGCAAGGCCGCAGAGCAGGTTAAAGAGGTAGTGCAAAATACACAACTTGGGGTTGCAATGCACTTCTCATGCCCAATTTATTTGATTGAGCGGCCCGACTTCTTGAATGTTGTTAATGAGGTTTCGGAAGAGTCTTTGTCCCAGCAGCGCAAGGATCAAAAACTGGATGAAATATATCCAGTGATAATGAGCGGTAACTACTTTACAGATCCGCGTCTTGCCAAGTTCACTGAGTTTGTTGGCGCTACATCTTGGAACATCCTTGCCGAGCAAGGTTACTTTATGCAAGACAAAGTGGTGTCGTTCACCGAAATGTGGACTCAAGAACACCATAAGCATTCTGCAATGGATCAACACATACACGGCTACGGTTCGCAGATTGTGGGCTTTTATTTTCTTGAGGCACCTGAGAACTCATCTCGCTTAGTGTTCCACGATCCACGCATGGGAAAGCCTTTAATTGATTTACCAGAGACTGACATAAATCAGGCTACTGTTGCAAGCAAGATGATCAATTTTGAGCCAAAGCCGGGGTTAATGGTTTTTGCCAATGCTTGGTTAGCGCATTCGTTTACACGCCATGCTAATGATAAGCCAATCAAATTTGTTCATTTCAACCTTTCAGTTCAATTAGCTTCTCAGTTCCAGCAGACATGTCCTGCGCCTGCTGCTGAGGTGATATGAACAAGTACAAAATTCGGTTCAACAAAACACGGGGCCAGCCCGGACGAGGGACGATAGATCATGTGTGGCGAGTGTTTGAAAATGACAAGGAGTATCTGTTCAAGAACTTAAACATCACGGTCCCTGTGCAAAGTGAAAAGGATGCAAATGGGGTTGATTACAACATTTGTTGTCGTGGTGTTTTAGAAATAGATCGAGAAACTTCAACTGCTTTAATTAAAGCAATTCAAAAAGAAACTATTGAGGTTTAGTATATGAAAAAGCTCATCCTCACGCTGCCCCTGCTGGCGAGTCTTAATCATGGACGATAAAACCCACGAGCTAGCTGTACTCAAAGCGCAAGCCAGAATCCGGCTTGAAGAACTTAAGGCCCAAGACTCTGCCAAAGAAGTTGCTGGTAAAGCGATTGGTGAAGATGGACTGCTGTACATCTTTTTGATTGTTATTGTGGGCGTTGGTGCGTCTCTATTCCTAGAAGGCGAAAAAATTGCTGCTGTTATGGGTCTTTTGGGCGCTTCACTTACTGCACTTATTCAAATGTTGAATGGGATTGCGGGTACTGCACCGAAGCAGGAAAAGCCTGAGTTTGAAGTCATCAAGGATCTCATCACACGTTTGGACAAGCTTGATCGTGCCGAACCACCTATGCAAGTTGATGTTGAGGGCAGCAAGGTGACGGTTAAGAAAGGTGCTGACATCGTAACGGCTAAGGGGTAACCATGTTTGAACTACTCGGTGGCGGTTTGCTTGGCTCCATCTTTGGTGGCATCTTTCGGCTTGCCCCTGAAGTCCTCAAGTTTTTGGACAAGAAAAACGAACGTCAGCATGAACTCAGTATGTTCCAACTCCAGACTGATCTGGAGAAGATGCGGGGCGAGTTCAAGATGGAGGAGAAGTATGTTGACTACTCTATCCAGCAGATGGACACGATTAAAGAGGCATTTAAGGAACAGGCCCAGACCGCAAAAGAGGCTGGCTGGTTCGCTAGCTTTATCACTGCTGTTACCCGCCCCGGTCTTACTTGGATTGCATTTGGCGTATACGTGGCTGTCAAAGCTGCTGGCCTAACGATTGCCTTCCAGACCAATGCGAACTGGGCTGAGGTCTTAACCAAGAGCTATGACGAGGATGACTTCGCCATGCTGAACATGATGTTAACGTTCTGGTTTGTAGGACGTTCTATAGAGAAGTACAACAAAAGTGCTTAATCATGGAAGCCTTAATAGACTCACTTGCAAGGGTTTGGTTCTTGGGGGTTGCGCTTGTTGGCGTGGCTGTCTATGCCGTGACCATTAAGACACGACTTGATTATTTAGAGAAGGATCATGATAGGCAGATTCATGCGCTGTGGGAACACGTTAACCGACTGATTGCTGAGAAATCCAGTGAATGAAGCGAAGAAGCTTTGCAAGGATGTACTGATCAAGCCCTTTGAAGGGTTAGCAAAGCGTTTGCCTGACGGACGTGTAACGGCTTATCCTGACCCTGGTACTCGTGGGCACCCTTGGACAATCGGCTGGGGTGCAACCGGCCCTGAAATTAATCCCGGCACGATCTGGACGATTGAGCAGTGTGAGGATGCACTAGACCATCACGTTGAGTACTTTGTCAGGGGGCTTTTTAAGATGTCCCCCAAACTTCAGACTGCCTTACCAAGACGCATTGCCGCCGTGACAAGCTGGGCTTACAATTGTGGCTTAGGAAACTATCGGGTTTCCACGTTCAAGAAACGTATTGATGCAGGGGACT